ATATTATATTATATTATATTATATATAATATATATATATATATAAAATATATATTATATTTATATAATATATATATAAGCTTAACCGGAATGCGGTTACTGGGATTTAAATAATTAAACGATTTTAAAAGGAAAATTAAAATGACAAAAAAAGAAAAAACTAATAATTCTTATAATCAAACAAGAGAAAAAACTAATAATTCTTATAATCAAACAAGAGAAAATTCTCATTATTGTTTAAATAAAAATCTAACAAAAAAATTAGGATGGACAACTGCAGGTATCTTATCAATTTTAATAGATACAGGAAATTATGCGGAAATACATAATAAATTAATTGATAATGAATGGTTTTCAAAAACTAGAGAAAGTATATTAAAAGATATTCCTATAGGAAAAACACAATTACAATCTATAATCAAAAGATTAAATGATCTTAATTATATAAAAACAAAACGTATTGGTTCATTAGGAAAAGTATATTATAGATTAAATCAAAATAAGATCAATAAAGAAATTAAAGAAGAAACAAAAAAAGAAATAAATAAGGAATATAAAGAAGACATAAAAAAAGAAATAAATAAGGAATATAAAGAAGACATAAAAAAAGAAATTAAAGAAGAAATAAAAAAAGAAATTAAAAAAGAGAAAAAAAATGATTTAATAGAATATTGGAATAGTTTGAATAATACTCCAAAACATAAATTACCTAACACAAAAGTATATAAAGATATTGTAACCTATTTTAAATATTTCAAAAATGGAACTGTATTAAAAAAAATAAGATTAAATAAAGAATATCTTAAAAAGAATAACATACCTATAACTAAATTAATGAAAAAATGGTCAGATAAAGAAATAAAAGAAAATCTATTAAAACTTTCTAAAATATTTACAAAAGGTTATTGGCCTGTAAATAAAAATAAAATACCTAAAAATTTAAGTAATTTGATTTATAATACTAGAACTAATAGAAGTATGTTTTTATTAGTATGTTTTAATGATTTAAAAATAGAAACTTATGAAACAAAATTAGATATAGAATCTTTATTTAAAAATAATTTCAAACTTTCTAAATCTGATAAAAATTCAAATAAATATACTATAAATGATAAAAATAATATTATAAAAAAATATTCATATAATTTTTTTAAATATGCAAAATTATTTGATAATTTATTTCCTAAATTAACATCTTATGATAAAAAAGATCTTTATATTAGAATAATAAATATTATAAACATGTTTGAAAAAATAAAAATAAAAAATACTACTATGCATATGATTTTGGGATCTCCATCTGTTGCTGAAGCTTCATTTGGACATACTATAGTTGGAGATCCTACGTTATTTATAATAAAATATATAGATTGGATACAAAATATAAGATATATAGATTTCCCTATATCTATAAAAATGATTGGACCAGATTCAAATAATTGGAAAGAATTTTATAAATTTATTTTTGAAACATATGGATATGATTTGAGATAACATTATAATATCCAATTTAAAGCATGTGACAGATCGCTGACGATCATGAAATTACATTCCATGTATAAATGGGTTATATTATATTTCATTGTCGTCAGCATCCTTATTTTAAAAGTTTTTTATTTTTTAGATATAATTATTAATATTTTCAATAGTTTATGTTAGTTTTGAAAAAAAAAATAAAAAAAAACCTTAAACATTTGCCTTTTTTTTTGATAATATATATAGGGACATAAAAAAAAAATAAAAAAAATAATTTGATACATTATTCAATAATTTGTGTCTCTTTCCTTTCATATATTTGAAAATACTTTCAAGTATATGTTAAAATAAAACGGCTCAAAATAGTTAGTGGCTATTTTGAGCCGTAAAAATAAAAAATATATAATGAAAGGAATTTTCCATGAAGTCTCCTTATGATGGGATTAATTTTACAAAACGTATTGCAAAAATAGTAAGTAAGAAAGGAAAAATTCTCCTAGAAAAAGAAGTGATTTTTCCTGATTATTTTTCTGATAATTCTGTTAATATTGTAACGGATAAATATCTATGTAATTCAGCAAAAAAAGAAGAAACTAAACTAACAGAAATGATAGATAGAGTATCTGAAACAATAGCAGACTGGGGAAAAGAGCAAAATTATTTTAAAGATAAAAATGAATATGATGAATTTTTATACTATCTAAAGTATTTTCAGATTCATCAATATTGTGCTTTTAATTCCCCAGTTTATTTTAATATAGGTTTATCTAATAATCCTCAATTGAGTGCTTGTTTTATATTAGAAATTAATGATGATATGGAATCTATAACAGAAACATTGAAAACAGAATCATTAATTTTTAAGAATGGATCTGGTAGTGGAATGAATCTTTCTAACTTAAGAGGATCAAATGAAAAAGTAAATGGAGGAGGTACAGCATCTGGACCGGTATCATTTCTCAAATCACAAGATGTGAATGCTGGGGTTATAAGATCGGGTGGTACTTTAAGAAGGTCAGCAAAATTAGCTTGTGTAAATATAGATCATCCTGATATTGAAAATTTTATTTCATGTAAAAACATAGAAGAAAAGAAATTAAAAATATTAGCTCAAGCAGGAATAAAACCTTATCTTGGTTATGACATGACTGATCATGTATTTTTTCAAAATACTAATTTAAGTGTTGGTATTTTTGATTGGTTTATGGAGATGGTTCAAATAAAAGATTATTCTGAAATGAAAAGAGATTTTTTCTTAATGAATCGTTTAGATAATTCACATTATAAACGTATGTATGCAAAAGAATTATTAATGGAAATAGCAAAACAAGCATGGACAGATGGTTGTCCTGGTTTATTATTTTTAGATACTATGCAAAAATGGAATACATGTTCGAATACTTCTGTATTTGAATCAACTAATCCTTGTGGTGAATATGTAGGACCAAATAATACATCATGTAACTTGGCTTCTATCAATTTATTAAAGTTTTTTTCTAAAGGATTAGAAACTGGAACTGATTATCATGGAGCTGAAATTGGGTATGAAAATAAAGTAAATTTTGATTTTAAAACTTACGAAAAAGTAATTCAAACTATGATAACAGCTCAAGATATTATTATAGACAAAGCATCTTATCCTACTAAAGAAATAGAAAAAAATACAAGAGATTATAGAGCATTGGGATTAGGATTTTCTAATTTAGGAGCTACTTTAATGTATTTAGGTGTTCCTTATGATTCTGAAAAAGGAAGATATATAGCTAGTATGATTACATCTTCAATGACTTCTATTGCTTATTTACAGAGTTCTAAAATATCACGAGATTTATCATATACTAATTTTGCTAGATGGAATCAAAATAAAGATAGAATGCATGAAATATTAGAATTACATCAAAAAATGCATATAGAAAAAATAAAAGAAAAAAGAAATAGATTTATACCATTATGGCTTACTAATTTGATAAGTCAAACTAGTGCGAATTGGTTGATTCTAAAAGATACAATTCATATGAGAAATTCTCAGGTTACTCTAATTGCTCCTACTGGCACTATTTCGTTTTTAATGGGGTGTGATACGTTTGGAATTGAACCAGAATTTTCATTAGTAAAATATAAAACATTAGCAGGTTCTGGTGAAGCTGAATTAAAATTAGAAAATATAGTTATAAGAGATGCTATATTAAATTTGGGTTATAGTGATACACAATGTGCTGATATTCTAGTTAATATGGATAATTTAGAAGAAACAATTTTAAACAAAGAGCATTTACCTATATTTGATACTGCTATGAAAAATGGAACTAGACAATTATCTTCTTTGGCTCATATAAATATGATGGCAGCTGTTCAACCTTTTATTTCAGGTGCTATTTCCAAAACAATTAATTTACCGGAAGAATCTACAGTTGAAGATGTGTATAATTTATATTTAGAAGCTTATAAAAAAGGATTAAAAGGGATTACAATCTATAGAGATAATTCTAAAAATAGTCAACCTTTAAATGTAAAACAGGTAGATCAAAAAATAATGGGTGATATAATTAAAAATAAATCTACAAATAATAAACCTGTTAGAAGAAAATTACCAGTTACCAGAAAAGGTAAAAACCATAAATTTACTATAGGAACTGTTAGTGGATATATAAAAACAGGAGAATATAATGATGGAACACTTGGAGAAGTATTTTTAAGCGTCTCTAAACAAGGTAGTACTTTATCCGGATTACTAGATTCTGTTGCTATTATAACTAGTATGGGTATACAATATGGTGTTCCTTTGTTTCATATGGTAAGAAAAATGAAAGATACTAGATTTGATCCTTCCGGTATAACAAGAAATAAAGATATTAGATTTGCAAAATCTATTCTTGATTATGTGTTTAAATTCTTAGCTTATGAATATTTAACAAAAGAAAAATTAGATGAATTGGGATTAAAAATAAAAACAGAAAAGAAAAAAGAAAAAATGCAAGAAAATAAACCAAAACAAGACAGTTCTAATCCATTTTGTGATAGATGCGGTTCTATTATGTTTAGAATAGGATCATGTTTTACTTGTCAGATATGTGGTAATAGTACTGGAGTTTGTGGATAGAGGGATAAAATAGGAAAAATGGATATTCAACGAATAAAAAATTTAAAAGATCAATCTAAGAGGATGGACTTGACTTTAAAAAACCTTAAGGAAGCATTTCAAGCATTGTGTGATATTACCATAGAATTAACAGATGCTCTTAATAAAATCCAAAATCAGTATTTTATGGATGAAGAATTATTTTATTGTAATTGTCCTATTTTAGCTGACGGGAAATTCCCTTGTGGCAACTGTGAAAATGAACGAGAAGAATGTGACGAATCTTGTCCATATTATAAGGTAAATCAAAAAGACATACAAAGAAATTGAAAAAGAAGCTAAAGTATTAGCTTTTGATCGGACAAATAAATTTAATAATTGTGCATATACAATAATTAAAACTAATTTATAACAAAAAAAAGACAAATTATTAAAGGAAATAAAAATATGAATTTAGAAAGTAATATTAAAAGAATTAAACAAATGTTAAAAGGCAAAAAAGATACCAATTATAGAGATAAAAGTTTGTTGATGAATACGAATAATAGGAAAATATTATATGAAGCATTAATAAGAGTATTGCCACTGATCGAAGAGATAGAACTTTTAAGCTCTATCGTGTTTATTAGAGAAAATATTGGACCTTATGTAATGGATAAAATACACTTTCATAAAGCAAAAAAAGAATTACTTTATATAAAATTTAAACTAATACAAATTTTAAAATATTCACAAGAAAATTTAACTGAAGAATATATCAATAGTGAAAAAGAATTTATAAAAAATATAAAAAAAAGAAAACCAGAAGAGTTGCATATGATCAAAGCTCAAGAATTTGGTAGAATAAAATAAACAAAATAAAATAAATTATATAGAAATCAGCTTTTTTAGTGGATCGAAACTTAATTATAAGTTCTGACCATTGATTATGGATGTTAGAGAAAAATAAGAAAAAATATTTTGTATAAAACCAGAGAGTTTAATATGTTAGGTAAAAAAAGATAAGCTGACAATATGGCGTTATTCCGTCAAGCGGTGCAGTCCATATAAGCGTGCAATGATAACTGTGAGGGAGTCGGCTAGTTGCATGGGTTACAATTAGTTTTTATCTAACAAGGCTGCTGCACTGGACGGGAAAAGCACCCGCCAGTGACCAGCAGCGTTATGTGGAGAAAATAATATGATAGTAAATGGTAAAAAATATCCTCTCTGGTCTCAATTTGTAGAAAAGAAAAAAGATTGGATAGGTGGGATCTTAGAAGATTTTGGAGATAGCATGGATCATGATTTAGGATTAATGGATAATAACTTAAAAACTATAATAACTGATATTATTCTTGAACCAAACGGCAATGACAGTGCTTTTTTCTCTATAAAAGGTAAAGATTTTAGTTGTGGTTTTGATGTTGGATATGGTGGTATATGTAAGAGCGAAAGTGATTGGTTAACTTTTTCAGGTTATGGAGGACATATTTTTAGAATAAAATCTTCTAACAAGCACATGCACCAGATCGAAACTCAACCAATTTTTAGTTAGGTATTTATATGAAAAAATCAATAGCTTGGCATAAAGATTGCCTTCAAAACAAAAAAGTATTTATGCAACGTCTTAAGATAGAAATTAATAGATTGACTGTTAAAATCACAGAAGAGAAGGATTATATAACTTTTTATGAATTGCAAATTAAAGAAGCTGAAAAACAAAATAAAGATGGTTTTGACAGAGAAAGATTTTTAAAACAACGATCTAACAAGGCATTAAAGTCAACCGAAAAAGCACTAGTGGTTTAATTTTAATATTATAAATAATTTTGTCTAGTTATTAATTATACTTTAATCTAGACATATAGATAAGGGCAGTTCGATTCTGCATCGGTAGCTGAGGTTTGGCGAGACGGGAGTAAAGTTCGATTCTTTATGATATGTCTTATAGACAATAATCTATAAGTAACTCTGGGAGACAAAAGCTCTGACGGCCAGTCAGTTAAAGCAATGGTGAAACTAATATTTAAATAAACCATTGCAGGGGCATTTATAATAAAAAAGGTAAATATTTAAAAGAAAATGAATAAAAAAACATGGAAAATTATATATATTTCAAGATTAATAAATTGGGGTTTGTCTTTAAAAGAAGCTTTGGAAAATTATAAAGTAGGTACTCATGATTATAATGACGATCCTATTAGTCAAGCAGATAACGAGATTAGTTATATGCAATCAGATCGATAACAATTAATTTTTTTAAACAATGAATGTATAAGGAGTAAAATTATGTTTAAATGTGAATGTATCAAATGTGATTTTCAAACAACTTCAAATCAGCATTGCGCTAATATTAAATGTCCTAAGTGTGGTGGACAGATGAGACGAGCCAATCGACCAGGAGTAGGAAGGGACTAGAGAGGAGAAATGTTTGATTATTTAAAATCTATGATTAAATGTTTTATTTGTATGTTTTCATGTTATATTTTATATGAAGTGATTATGACAGATCCTTATGGATGGAGGAGAGTATATAGTGAGTAGATGGAAAAGAACACCTATTGATAATCAAGCTGAAAAAAATATAGCAATAGGAATGATAAATAATACTAAATTTTTAAAAGGTATTTCTGTTATATTAAGAATTGATTTACTTGTATCTGTTTATATTAAAATTATAGCTTCATGGTGTTTGGAATACTATAAAATATATGAAAATGCTCCCAAAAAATTAATACAAGAAATTTTTGAAACTAAATCTAGACAAGATTTGGATAGTACTAAAATAGAATTAATATCTAAATTTCTAAATGATTTGCCAGATATAGATGAAAAATTTAATTCAGATTATGCTTTAGATCAGGCAGAATTCTATTTAAGAAAGAGATCATTAGAAATAATCAGTCAAGATATAAAAACAGAAGCTAATTTAGGAAATATAGAACAAGCTGAATCATTGATTGCAAAGTTTAGACGTCCAGAAAGACCACAATCTGTAGGAATTGATGTTATAAATGATAGATCTGCTATTATAGAAGCATTTGAAAATGAAGAAAATATTTTATTTCAATTACCAGGAGATTTAGGAAAAGCTATTGGAGGATTTTCAAGAGGAGATTTTATAGGTGTTATCGGACCAATGGGACGAGGAAAATCATGGTGGTTATTAGAAATTGGTATACGTGGTTTATTGTCCGGATTGAAAGTTTTATTTGTGAGTATGGAAATGCCGCAAAACCAGATTATAACCAGAATTCATAGAATGATATTAGGTAAATCTAGTAGTAAAAGTATAGATAATATTATAATTCCGTATTTTGATTGTATATATAATAAAAAAAGTCTTTGTGATAAAAGAAGTCCAGAAGGCAGATTTAAAGCATGTAAATTATGCAAAAATATTACTGATTCTAAATATGAAATAACAATAAAACATAAAAGTGTTAAAAAGAAAATAGCTTCTTGGAGAATGGCTGCTAAAAAAACAAAATCTATTAAAAAATTAATCCGAACAGGTGCTTTTAAATTAATTTGTTTTCCAGCAAAATCTAAAAGTATTTTAGATATAAAAAATTATTTAGATAATTTGGAATATTATGAACATTATATTCCAGATATCATTATAACAGATTATGCTGATTTTATGGCACCAGTTAGAGGGATTAGTGAATATAGACATCAAATAAATGCTACATGGGAATATCATAGAGGTATAGCTCAGGAAAGGCATTGTGTTGTAGTTACTGGCAGTCATAGTCATAAAGAAACACTTGAAAGAAAAATTAAGAAAAGCGATCCATCAGAAGATGGAAGAAAAATGAATCATCTAACTCATGCTATAGCTCTGAATCAGACACCTGATGAAGAAGAAAAAGGTATAATGAACATTAATATTCTAAAAAGAAGGGAAGGTAAAAGTAATATAAAACGAGAAATAATAGTATTACAATCATTGGATATCAGTAAACCTTATTTAGATAGTTATTTTGCAGGATATAATGTTAACAAAGGAGAAAAGAATGTTTAATTTAAATTCAATAAATTTTAAAAATCTAATAGAATCAGTACATTTGAATGGGATAATTAATGAATGTGTATTAGAAATTAAAGAAAAAAAAGGTATTATTCAATCTATTGATACATTAAATTGTCTCTTTGTTAGTAATAATACTATTATTACAGATGATGAAAAATTTGAATTACAGATTGGTTTAAGAGAATTATCAATATTACATAGAATTCTATCTAATATTAATGATAGTAAAGATATCAAATATGAAATTAGTAAAGATGAAAAATGGTTAATACTTAATATAAAGGGTAAAGGAAAAGTAAAGTTATTAACAATAAAACCTGAAGATTTAGTAACAGCAGTTTCTGATGATGATGTTGTTTCTCAATTATTAGAAAATGTATCATTTCAGATTAAAATAACTGAAAAAATTAAAACTGATATTTTATATTTTTTACAGATGTTTAAAAGTAAAGTTGTAACTTTTAAAGTCATAAAAGGTAAATTATTTTTACAAAGTCATGAAAATGAAATACATCAATTTAATATATCGTTAGGAAAAGTGGAATCTGAAGATATTTCTATTGATGTAAATGGAACTTATTTTTTAACTATAATATCAGCCTTACATAATACAGCCGATTCTAATATTCATATAAAAGAAAATTCACCTGTATTAATAGATTCTGTTATAGATGATAATAATTATTTATGGGCATTATCTCCTATATCATCAATATAAGGAGATAATTTATGGATATAAAAAATTTTGTTAAAACAAAAAATAAAATAAAAGAATTTAATAAAAGAATAAAAGATAAGACTAAAGAAGAAATAAGAGAATTAGAAACTAAACTATTAATACCTGAAAGATGTACAGATTATATTGGACCACTTCCAACTATATCATCTATAGATATATTAAAAATAAGTTTAATATTTCCTAATAAGAAATTATTTGATCTTATGAATAAATATTTTAAGATAGCTACTTATTGCGGAAATAATATAGTAGATATTAGTTTGCTTATAAGTTTTTTAAGAATGTTAGAAAATGGAGATTTAATTTATGACAAAAAAAATAAAAAGTTGTCAATTAATGGGGAAAAATATTCCTAAAGAATTGATAGACGAGGGTTTGATTTGGGTACGTAAAAACAAAGGTACTAAATTAACAAAAGGTGGTTATGGAAGTCCTCGTATTAGTTCTGAATTTCCAGATTGTTCTATGCCACTAACTTTTGATCATTATAACTTTTGTAGTCTTGGATGTATGTATTGTTTTGCTTATGTGTTTAAAGTTAACAATCCTGCCATTACTAATTTAAGTCTGAGAGCTGTTAATATTGAAAATATGATTAAAAATATGAAAGGTGAAGTAAAAGGTGAAAAGGGAAAAGTTCTTTATGAACAATTTTATAAAAAGAAATTTCTATTACATTGGGGAGGATTAGCTGATCCATTTTGCAATTTTGAAAAAACTAATATGGTAGGATATCCACTAATTCAAGAATTAGGTGCTATGAATTATCCTACATTGTTTAGTTTTAAAGGTGATGCAATCTTAAAAAAAGAATATAGAGATTTATTTGAAAAATATAAAAATCAAAAGAATTTTGCTTTTCAAGTTAGTATTATTACTAGAGATGATGATTTAGCTAAGTATGTAGAAGTTGGAGTGCAATCACCTACAAAGAGATTAAATATATTGAAAATGTTGAGTGATCTAGGATATTGGACTATATTAAGATTACGTCCTTTTATTATAGGTATAACTGATCTTTCTTTAGATAAATTATTAGATGATGCATTAGCTGCCGGAGTAAGGGCAATTAGTACAGAATTTTTTGCCATGGATGCGAGATGTAATACAAGTATGACAAAAAGATATGAATGGTTAGCTAGTATGATTGGTGTTTCTGATTTAAAAAAATATTTCAGTATTTTGAGTCCTAGAGAAAGAGGTGGATATCGACGTTTAAATAGATTAGTAAAGGAACGATATATTAAAAAGATGTATAAGTTTTGTTTAAAAAATAATTTAGTATTTAGTTGTAGTGATCCTGACTTTAAAGAATTAAATATGAGTGGAAGTTGTTGTGGAATGCCAGATAATTTTCCTGATAATAAATTATTAGAAAATTGGAGTAAAGCTCAATTAACCTATGCTATTAAAGAAGCTCGAAGAATATATCATACTACTGGAATTAAGACAGAATTTACAATAGATGATATTTATCCAAAAGAAAAAACAAAGTTTTTAGATAGTAAGACCTTAACAAATGACCATGTTGGTGTAATTGGTCTAAATTCATCTGATAGAAATAATATGACACATAGAACATTTTTAGAAAAGCATTGGAATAATTTAAGGAGTTTTAGTAATCCTAGAAATTATCTTCATAACAAATTAATTCCAATAGGAATAGATGAAAATAAGAATCTAGTTTATAGATATAATCCTCATGACTATGAAAAAGAATGGGCAGAAGAAGGAATAGATTTAACACGATGAATAATTTTTATTGGCCTAAAAAAAAATTAAATATAATACCAAATTGGATAATTAAAGTAAAGAAACTTTTCTATTCTAAGAAAGTATTATATTGGTGTAATCTTAAATATCCGGGACATCAAAAGGGATGCCCTATGTATGGAATTCGTGATAAGTGTCCTCCAGCAGCTCCTTATATAACTGATATATTTGATATAGAAAAAAATATGTATATTGTGCATTCGGAATTTGATTTAGAAAAACATGTAAATAAAATGAAAATTAAACATCCAGATTGGACAGAACGGCAATTAAGAAATTGTCTATATTGGCAAGGCACATCTAGAAAACAATTAAAGAAACGTGTAGAAAAAGCTATGTTATTATTAAGAACAAATATATTTACATTAATGCCACATGCTAGTGGAGTTCAAGTTTATAGAACATGTAAGCATTCAGGATTAATTTTAGAAAAAATAAATAATAAAATGAAAATAAATAGACATGTGGCTTTATTAGGATGGAAAAAGTAATTATGAAAATACTATTATTAAGTCTATTATGACATAATATAGGAGGGTGTCTTATATATATATATATCATTTAAAACAATCCTTAAGAAAAAATATGGGTATTAGTAAATTTATAAAAAGATAATATGAAAAATAATATGAAAAATAAATTATGGATATATATTCCTACTAGAGGAAGATTAATAAAACAAAAAACATTAAAAAATATACCAAAAAATATAATACCATATACAAAATTAGTTGTAGGTAAGGAAGAAGCTGATTCTCATATTAAATTATATGGAAAAGATAGAGTTATGATTTCCCCATTAAAAGGTATATCAAAAATACGTCAATGGATAATGGAAAATTCTTATAGTAAATATTCATTATTTTTAGATGATGATATGAATTTTAATATAAGAAAAAATAAAAAATTAATTAAATGTAATGAAAATGAAATTAATGATATGTTTTTATTATTACATAACTGGTTAAAAAAAGATTTTATTCATGTTGGTATAAGTGCAAGACAACATAACTTTTGTGAAAAAAATGATTTTGCTGAAACAACTAGAATGAATAATGCTTATGCTTATAATGTAGAAAAATTTTTAAAATCAAAAATTAGATTTGATAGATTACAGGTGATGGAAGATTTTGATGTTACTTTATCTTTATTAGAATTAGGTTATAATAATAGAGTTACATATAAATATGCATGGGGACAAGGTGCTAGTGGTGCTAAAGGGGGATGTTCTATATATAGAACAAAAGAAATTCAATCAAATGCTGCTTATGAATTAAAAAAATTACATCCTAATTTTGTAAAAATAAAAATAAAAAATAGTAAATCTATATGGAATGGGATAAATAATAATCAAAGAATAGATGTTAATATATCATGGAAAAAAGCTTATAGTGAAAAAAAAGGAAATATATTAGATTTTCTAAAGAAAGGATAAATTAATTATTAATGAATATTATAAATAAAATTAAAAATCCTCATGCATTACAATTAGAATTAGTAGAAGGTTGTAATAGGATGTGTGATTTTTGTGGGATAAATAGCATTTGGAAAAATAAAAAAGATAGAAATATAAAATTTATTGATCCAATATTAATAGAAAAATTATCTATAGAATTTAATAATTGGATAAACAAAGGTAGAATAGAATTAGCTATGCATGGGGAACCTACTTTACATCCAAAATTATTAACTATTATAAAATTATTAAGAAAAAATATTCCAAGAGCTCAAATACAATTAGCTACAAATGGATTACATTTATTAAAATATCCATCTATTTTAGATGAAATGTTTAAGTATGGTTTAAATATTTTGGTAGTAGATACTTATACTAAACGAAAAGAATTACTAAAACTTTGTAAAAATAATAAATCAGCTAAATATTTTTATTATTATGATAAAAATTGTAATTATCATCCATATTCTTATAATAAAAATGGAAATAAAATAAAAATAATATTAGATACAGATGATTTATCTAATATGTTAGCTAAAAAAATACAAAGAACTATTGAAAATCATGCAGGAAATAGTAATGAAAAGAATTTATTAAAATATGGAATCTTACCATTAAGAAGTTCTTTAATTAAAAAATGTGTAAGACCATTTAGAGAATTAGTTTTTCATCATGATGGAACAATTCCAATATGTTGTGTAGATTGGAGACATGAATTTATTATTGGTAAATTTCCTGAAGATGGTAGTTTAAAAGATATATGGAATAGTGAGATATTTAATATAGCTAGATATTTTCTATTAAACAAAAATAGAATTATGCGTCCTTGTTATAAATGTAATTTTTTTGGGGGATTTAGACAAGGACTTCTTTCAAAAATAAAATTAAATTCTTCTAAAGAAGATGCTTTTTTAAAATTAAAAATCCATTTAAAAAAATATAAAAAATATGAACATAAAAATGCAAAAAATGAATCATTATTTTATAATAATAAGAATATCGGAATTAGAAACTATATATGAAAAATAATAAATATTTTTGGCCGAAACAAATGAATAAAAATCAATTAAAATCTATTGGGGATGGTAATAATTGTATAAAATGTGGACTATATAAAAAATGTATATCTCCAAAAATGTCATGTTCAGGTGAAGGTAAGAAAAAAATTATGTTTATAGCAGAAGCTCCTGGAGAAAGTGAGGATAAAAGAGGAATTCAATTAATTGGAAAAGCAGGTCAATTACTTAGAAATACTTTAGAAAAATTAAATATAGATTTAGATGGGGATTGTTGGAAAGATAATAGTGTGATTTGTAGACCACCTCATAATAGAAAACCAACAAATACAGAAATTAAATATTGTTCATCCCATATTTTCAAAAATATAATTAAATATAAGCCTAAAAAAATTATTACATTAGGATTAACAGCTTTATCTTCTTTAATAGGAGATAGAATGACTATAAATAGTATGGGAAAATGGGTAGGATTTAGGATACCGGATCAAGAGATAGGATGTTGGGTATTTCCTACATATCATCCATCTTATATTCAAAGAAATGAAAATAATCCAGCATTAAAAAAAGTATTATCAAATTTATTTTCAAATCATTTAGAAAAAGCTATTAATTGGAATGAACCTTTTATGATAGATAATGAAAAAGATAATATACTTTTAATTACAGATCCAAAAGAAGTTATTTTTCATTTAAAAGAAATATCAGAAATGAAATATTCTCCTATAGCTTTTGATTATGAAACTACTGGTTTAATACCATTCGTAAATAAACATAAAATTATTTGTATGTCTATTGCTTATTGTAAAAATAATGAATCGGATGTAAAAACAATAGTATTTCCTATTTTTGAAGATAATATAATACTTATGCGTTTGTTAAAATCTATACTAACAAATTCTAATATTAAAAAAATAGCCCATAATTTTAAATATGAAGATAGTTGGACTAGAGCAATTTTTAATTGTGATATTTGTGGATGGTATTGGGATACTATGCTAGCTGCTCATTGTATAGATAATAGACCTGGAATTACTGGATTAAAATTTCAAATTTATAAAGAATTTGGTATATTTGGTTATGAAAATGAAGTTTCTCCATATTTAAAATCAAATGATGGTATATTTGGAAAAAATAAATTAGAAGAAATAAAAAATAATTCATTTATATTTAATAAAGTTTTATTATATTGTGGTATCGATTCTAAATATACATATAAATTATGGTTAAAACAAAAATATATTGTTAAAACTTCTTTATATAAAGGTTATAAATTATTACATAATGGTGCATTAGAATTTAGCAAAATAGAGAATGATGGTATACTAATAGATAAAAAATATTATGAATTACAAAGTAATAATTTACAAAAAAGATTAACAAAATTAGAAAAAAGGATATATAATTATAATGAAATAAAAAATATATGGAAAGAAAATAATCGAAAAAAATTTAATCCGAGATCTAATCTTCATATGCAAGATTTATTATACAGATATTTGAAAATAAAAAAAAATCAGATATTTGATGTAGAAGAAGCTGAAGAAGAATCTATCGGATCAGTAAATGCAAATGCATTATCACAAATAAATATACCATTTACTAATACCATTTTACAATATAGAAAATTGTATAGAATAAGAAATACATATTTAAAAGGATTTTTAAAAAATTCAGCTAATAGTTTTATACATCCAGGATTTTTACTTAATACTGTTCGTACTTTCAGATCTAGTAGCTCAAATCCAAATTTCCAAAACATTCCCAAGAGAAATATGGAAGCTCAAAAAATAGTAAGAAAAGGGTTAATCCCTAGAAAAGGTAATTTATTACTAGAAGTAGATTATTCAGGATTAGAAGTTCATATCAGTACTTGTTATCATAAGGATCCTGTAATGGTTAAATATTTAAATGATTCTACTACAGATATGCATAGAGATCAAGCGTGTCTATTATTTAAATTAAAACCAAATCAAATTACTAAAGAAATAAGATATGAGGCAAAAAATAAATGGGTATTTGCTCAATTTTACGGATCTTATTATAAAGATTGTGCCCCAGCATTATGGAATATTATATTACAAAAAAAAACAAAAGATAATATATTACTTATAGATCATCTTAAAAAAAATGGAATAAAATCTTTTCATAGCTACGAAAATTATTTAAGAACATGTCAATATGATTTTTGGCATAATAAATTTAAAATTTATGGAAAATGGAAGGAAAAAGTATGGAATGATTATCAAGAAAAAGGATATTTTGATTTTCTTACAGGATTTAGATGTTCTGGATTAATGAAAAAAAATGAAGTTTTAAATTACAAAATTCAGGGAACTGCTTTTCATTGTCTATTATGGTCACTTATTCAAGTGAATAAAAGAGCAAAAAAAGAAAAATGGAAAAGTAAAATTATAGGGCAGATTCATGATGCTATGAATATGGATGTTGATCCGAATGAATTAGAATATATTGTTCCTATTATAAAGAAAACTATGTGTGAAGATATAAGAAAAAAATGGAAATGGATAAATATTCCTTTAAATGTAGATATTGAAATATCAGAGATAAATGGAAATTGGTATGAAATGAAAGAATATAAAGGATAATAAAATGGCATTATATATAAAACATAGACCAAAAGATTTTACAGAAATTATAAGTAACAAAGGCACTGTTCTTAGTTTAGAAGCTGAATTAAAAAAAGAAGATCATTCACATTCTTATTTACTTATAGGTCCGAGTGGTTGTGGAAAAACTACTATTGCTAGAATTTTTGCTAATAAGTTAGGATGTCATGAAAAAAGTATAATTGAAATCGATGCTGGTTCTGAAAGGGGAGTAGAAACTGCTGATAATCTTAGAGAATCGATATTATATACACCTATATATGGATCTATAAAAGTATATATAATTGATGAAATTCAAGCTACTAGTGCTAAATTTCAAGAAGCTCTATTAAAAACTTTAGAAGATACTCCAAAACATATATATTTTATATTATGTACTACAGATCCACAAAAAATAAAAAAGACAGTAAAAACAAGATGTTCTACATATGAAGTTAGTGCTTTAAATAATATAAATATTTATAAATTACTTAGTAAAATATGTAAAAAAGAAAATATTCAAATACAAGATGATGTTCTAAAAGAAATAGCTATAGTATCTGAGGGATGTCCAAGACAAGCATTAGTAATATTGGATCAAGTTATTTTGGTAGAACCATCTTATAGACTAAAAATAGTTAAATCATCCAAAATAGAAAAGGAGGAAATAAAAAAATTAATAAAATTATTATTAACAAATTCTAATTGGAAAGATGTTGCTAAAGTATTGAAAGGTTTAAAAGAAGATCCAGAAAAGATTAGAATGAGTATTTTAATGTATTGTAATGCTATTTTATTAAATGGAAAAAACGATCCTAAAATTGCTTTAATTATGGATTATTTTAAAGATCCTTTTTATTCTGCTGGAAAAGCTCTATTAACATTAGCATGTTATAATATTATTTCTGAATAGGTTTATTATGAATGAAAAAATAAAAGAATTATTAAAAGATATAAATGAAAAAAGAAAAATAGATCTATTAGATTTGCATCGAGAATGGGAAAAACAATCAATATATTATGGTGAATATTCAGATGTTTTATCCGATCTATCTATAGAAAAAGACATGATAAAAAAAGAAATAGATAGATTATACGCAAAATTAGATTTAGATTTTAGAAGAAAAAAAAGAAAAAACAATGAAAAATTTGTAGAAAGTGAAGTTCGTTCTTCGATAGAAAATGATAAATATTATATTAAAAAATGGGATATGTATTTTGAAATTAGTAAAATAGTTGGTAGGTTAAATAGTGCGGTAAAATCATTAGATCAAAAAAAGAAAGCATTAGAAAATGAAGTACAATTATATAGAGGAGGATATTTTTCAACTCCTAAAGAGAGTAAAGCATCTATAGAATTAAAAAATGAAATAATAAAAGAAAAACAAAATAAACAAAGAATATTATTAAACAAAAAATAGGAGAAAAAATGATAAAAAGAAAATCAGAAAAAGAAAGAAGAGAAGCATTAAAGGCAAGAACTCAAACAAATGCTAAAAATAAGGAAAAGATGGGAATTACAGGTAAAAGACTTTTAAATTTGGATGATTATCCAGATGTTTCTTATTTTAAGCCAAAAGAAGGAAAAAATATAATAGATATTATTCCATGGATTATTCAAACTAATAATCATCCTGCGGGAATGTCAGCTGGTTTAGAAGATTATATTTTGGATATTTGGGTTCATTATAATGTTGGTGCTATGGAAAGTAGATATGTTTGCTTAGAACGTACTTTTGGAAAACCCTGTCCTATTTGTGAAGAAATGAAGGCTCTTAAAGAAGATGAAAATGCTACTGAAAAACAAATTAATGATTTAAAACCAAAACACAGAGCTGTTTATAATTTAATCGATTTAAGTAATGAAAATAAAGGAATTCAATTATTTAATGTATCTCATTGGAATTTTGAAAAAGAATTGGTCGAAGAGGCAGAAACAGCAGAAGAAGAAATTATAGTTTTTTCTGATTTAAAGGTAGGTCGTTCTATTAGATTTAGAGCTAATGAGGTTCAGAGAGGTGGTTTTAAACCTTATTTTGAATATAAATCATTTTCATTTTTAGAAAGAGATGAGTATGATTCTGATATATTGAATGAAGCAATTCCATTATATAAAATTCTACATATACCTACATATGAAGAAGTCAAAGCTGATTTTCTAAATATTTCAACAAATGAGATGGAAGAAGAAGAAGAAAAAAAAGAAGAAGTGGAAGAAAAAATAACAAATAATAGAAAAAAGAGAAATACTACATCTAATAGAGAAGATAATGAAGATGTTCCTTTTGATGCAGATAAGAATGAAGAAGAGGTAGATGGAGAAGAAGTAGAAGTAGATGAAGATGAAGAAGTAGATATGATAAATAATATGAATAAAAAAGAATTAAGAAAACATATTAAAGATAATAATCTTAATATAAAAATTACTAAGGAAATGTCTAAAGATGATATAATTTCTTTAATAAAAAATACTAATGAAAAAGAAAAATCTGATTCTAATGAATGTCCTCATGGTCATATTTTTGGAGAAGATCTTGATGATTATGATGAATGTTATACTTGTAAAAAATATGATGAATGTTCTGAAGCATTTTAAAAACTACTAAAATTTAGAGGCTGATAGTTCAATTGGTAGAACACTGGAATTTGACTCCAGAAGTTGTAGGTTCAAATCCTACTCAGCCTTTTTAAGGAAATATATGACAAGAGAAAAAATAAAAAATAAAAAAGAAATAATAATGGCACCTATTATATCTTCTGGATGTACAGTATTTGATAATGCTTTAGGTAATGGATTTAAAAAAGGGCATATAATTAACTTAGTAGGAGATTCTAGTACTGGAAAAACACTTGTAGCTATTGAATTTATAGCAGCATGTAAAAAATTGTTAGGAAAAAAATTAAAATGGTTTTTTGATGATGTTGAATCTCGATTTGATTATAATACTAAGGAAATGTATGGATTTGATATTTTATCCAAAAATGATAGAGAAAAAAGTTCTGATACAATAGAAGAATTTGAATTAAATTTTCAAAAGAAAGTTAATAATTTAAAAGATGATGAAACTCTAGTTTATATTTTAGATTCTTTTGATTCTTTATCTTCTAGAGCAGCAAAAGAAAGATATGAAAAACGATTAAAAGCTACTGAAAAAGGAATTACAGAAAATGGATCATTTAAATTAGAAAAAACTACTGAATTCGGTGAATTTTTTAGAATAAAAAAGAAGATAATAAGAGATAAAAATATTATATTAATAATAATTTCACAAGTTAGGCAAAATATAGGAATTACATTTGGAGCTAAATATTATAGAACTGGTGGTAAAGCATTAGATCACTTTGCTTCTCAAATTATTTGGTTAGCAGAAGCAGAAAAGATTTCTAAAATAGTTAGAGGATTAAAAAAAGTAACAGGAATAACTACTAAAGCAAGAATTACAAAAAATAGTGTGGGAAAACCATTCAGAGAGTGTTTTATAAATATTACATTTGAAAATCCTTATGGAGTAGATAATATTACTACAAATATTGATTATTTATACAGATTAAAAACAGATTCAGGAAAAATGAATGAAAAATCTAAAAGAAAACTAGAATGGGATGGTAAAGAGTATATGCGAGATAAGTTAATAGAATATATAGAATCAAATGATTTAGAAGATGAACTGATTAAACGAGTTAATAATGATTGGGATGAAGTAGAGGAATTAATTTCTCAAAAAAATAGAAAAAAGAAGTATTAAATAGTATAAGGGGAAATTAAAATGAATAAATATACAATAAAAATAGAACGAAAAGATTTAGATTTAACAAATTTAAGTATTGTTTGTATAGATAATAATTTATATATAGGGATTTTAGACAATAAACGAAAAAAAACTTAGTTTTTCTTGTTTTACAAGTAATTCACATAATATAGATTTATTAGATGTAACAGATATGAGGGTATATCTACGTCTTTGGAGAGAAGATAAATTAATGACTTATCATTTAGAAAATCAAAACTATCATTATAGAAATTTAAGTGATATTGAATTAGATTGTTTTTTATCAATATGTAAAAAGTAATAAATAATATAAGGAAAAATTAAAATGAGAATAGATTCTAATGATTTATTATGTTTAATAGACGATGATGATATACAAGATTATGTTAAAAATAATTTTACAGTAGATGATGTATATGATGATGATGATATACAAGATTATGTTAAAAATAATTTTACAGTAGATGATGTATATGATGATAATGTTATGTGAGAAAAGAAATGGAATTTAACCCAATAGAAATATTGAATTTATCAAAAAGGAGACAAATGTATTTTTTAATAGCAATTGCCCCATTAATATTCATATCAAACATACAAATTTTACAAGATATGCTATGTATAAGTGTCCCTAATGGATTAAAACTTACTCTTAATTTTGTGGCTATTTTCTTAATAATTCTTGTTATTTTAGATTGGAATAGGAAAGAAAGAAGCAAAGAATATAAAGAAATAGAAAAAGAATTTGCAAATAAAAAAATAATAAAAAAAATTACAAAAGTATGTGACTGGAAAAAGAAATTTCCAGAAGAAGGAGAATATGTAAGACAATATAATGATCCAACAAATTATCCAGAACTTCGGCAATTGCATAATGATAGACGTGATATTATAGAACACTATCAAAATGTACAACAAAATTCTGATTCTCGTCTCATTTCACTAGAAGAAGTAAAATTACTTATTCCAAAGAACAGAGCAAAAATATTATTAAACATATTTGAACCTATAGAAAAAGATATAGAGAAAATTACAAACGATGATTATGATCCAAAGGTATTTAATTTTATTAAAGATTTATACAAAAAAGAATTAAAATAACAAATACTTCACATAACTAATAAATGCAGTGGATCGAAACTCAACTTATTGTAGTTAAGATATTGATTACTTAATACATCGTTCCGACCACTGATCATGGTGTTATACAAGATTATGTTAAAAATAATTTTACAGTAGATGAAGTATATAGTCAAATTGAGTTGGAAGATTGGGCAGAAGAAAATGGACATATAAAGGGGTAGAAATGAAAAAAGAAATTAAGAAAAAACCAAAGAAAAAACGAATAACAATTGCTTCTGCAAAAGACAAAGGAAGAAATTTACAAAAATGGGTTTGTAAAAAAATATCAGAACTATTAAATATTGAATATGGTTATGAAGATGAAAAATTAATTCAACCTAGACTGATGGGACAATCAGGAACTGATGTAGTTTTGCATCAAGAAGCTTTAAAAAGATTTCCATATTCAGTAGAATGTAAATCATGTGAAGCTTGGAGTTTACCTAGTTTTATAAGACAAGCTAAAAAAAATACAAAAGAAAATACTGATTGGTTGTTAGTTTTAAAAAGAAAAGAATTTAAAAATCCTGTAGTAGTTATAGATGCTAATAGATTTTTTCAAATATTAGAAGATAATAAAAATAATATATATTAATGAAGAAATAGATAGGAGGGAAAATAAAATGGATAAAATTTTAAAATTATATTGTCCCTATGAATATAAATTATTAAGACCTCAATTAAAAAAACAAATTTGTAATGGATGCGGTCCAAAATCTAAATTTGATTTTGTTCCTGATACTATATGGGGATTAAAAATAACTGAAATTTGTAATATACATGATTATTTATATTACATAGGAAAAACGATAGAAGATAAAGAAAAAGCTGATAGGATATTTTTAAATAATTTATTACGATTAATAGAAAATAAAACCAAATGGAAATGGTTAAAAAAATTAAGAAAAAAAAGAGCTTATAAATATTATAAAGCAGTAAAATATTTTGGTGGACCAGCATTTTGGACAAATAAAAATAACAAAAATCATTTAATAGTAAAGGAAAAAAAATGAAAAACTTTATTGATAAAATAGGAATAATTCTATGTATTTTATTATTTACATTAGTAGGAATTATATTGATATTAACAATAAAAAAAGGATTTTCTCAGCCTTATTTAATATGTGATCCTCCATCAATAGTAAATAGTGTAACCCAATATTATATTAAGTGTTGTGCTAATGATCCAAATATATATAATATAAATCCAAATGATAGATATTATATTTATACGGCAATAGATCCGAATAAAACCATAATAATAAAAGATGGTTTTACTGATCCTAATTTTTATTCTAAAGCTATAATAGATGGGAGTTTAAAATTAAATTTACATGATGTTTCTTCTGATATTAATTATTCTTTATTAGTAAGAGCTTGTGATGATAATGTTTGTAGTGAACCTTCTTTTGTATCCTTCATTCCAGTAAATATTCCTCATAAAATAAAAGGATTGGAAATTGATAGAAGTGATGTAAATATTAATAAATATTTTTATATAGTATTTGAATAGTTGGTAAAAAAAATGAAAAATCCAAAAGTATTATCAGATAATATAATTTCAAAATTAGGTTATAAATTAGAAGATATTAAGAAAATAAGAAATACTCATACTAATACTTTGAAAGAATTTAGATCTAAACCACCAGAAATGGTTATAGCAGAATCTAGAATGACTAATACTATTAGATTTACTGATGGATATACATTAAAGATAAAAAAAGGAAAAAGATATCTTTTAGATCTCTTACTTTTTATCGATGGTTATCATGCTAAATTATTTAAACCTACTAATAGATTCATAAAATATTTTAAATTTTGGAAAGGAGAAAATTTAAATAATAAAAAAATATTATGTTGGGTATATGGAGGAGGAATAGGAGATCTTTTTTTTGTACAACCTGTTTTAAGATATATAAAAAAGAAATATCCTAAATCTATTATTGCATTAGTTTACCCTGCTAGACATAGTATATTTACAAAGCATTGGGATTTTATAGATGAATTATATTCTTCTCCTGTATCTGATATCCCATTTATGTCTTCAGATTATCATTTACATTTTGATGGAATTATTAATAAATGTGTAGAATCAGAAAAAATCAATGTTTATAAAATATTAGCTAAATGGGTAAATTTAGATATTCCGAATAAAGAATTAAAACCATTACAAAAAATAGATATGAATAGAGTTGAAAAATGTAAAAAAATTTTACATGGTTGGAATTTAAATGTTCCATTTCTTATTTTACAATTAAGAGCCAGTACTATTCATAGAACCCCTCGTCCTGAATTTTGGTTGAATTTATTGAATGGTTTAGTTAATAAAGGGATATCAGTAGTATTTGTAGATCAACCTAAAGAATCATTTACGATAGATGCTTTAATTAAAAAATGTAATAGACCGGATTTAGTTTATAATTTTTCACCATATTCAAAAGATATGGGAGATGCTATGGCAATGATATTTCTCTCTAAATTAGTAGTTTCAATAGATACAGGACTAATTCATATTGCAAGTGCTATAGGTAAACCAACCTATGGAATATATGGACCGTTTCCAGGAAAAATAAGATTAGAAACATATGATAAATGTAATTGGATAGATGCTCCTTGTGATTGTGCTCCATGTATGTCTCATAGTTATTCATCTTGTAAACATGCTATTAGAGGATATCCTATATGTTATGATAAAATTAATATAAACAAATTAGTAAATAATATTTTGGAAGAATGTAAAATAAAACCGTTGTAAAATTTTCTTTTTAACCTATAAGATAATATAAGGCAGTTAATTAAATAATTTTTTTAAAAAGAGAATAAAAATGGAATGGATAATTTATTTTATGGGATTATTACTTGTGCTAAATATAATAATTTATTTAATATTTCTAATTGTTCTTTATTTTTCATTAATTATCTCTATATTATCCATAGCCTTGGCTTACAAAGAATGAACAAGTACAAAAAATACCAAAAAAGGTTTTGACAATTTTAAATGAAAAATTAGATCAATATATAGAAGGATTTGAATTATAAGGAGAAAAAGAATAATGTATTTACGAAGATGTATGTGTGATGTTCTTGAAGAAATGAGATCATGTTATAAAACTCTTAATTTTTCATATATAGAAGGACTTATAGAAGAAGTACAATCTATGGCAAATAAGATGGAAGCTAAGTTGGGCACTATTCATGATTGGAAAGATTATAATAAACGAGTAAAAGATTTATATAAAGAATTAAAAGAATTAGAAGGAAAAAAAGATAAATTAGAAGATAATATAATAATAGAGGAGGATTAGTATGAAGTTTAAACCAGTATTTATACATACTACAACTCTTGATGATACTTGGTATCAACTTTTATATCAACTATATAAAAATGGAAGAAAATATAAAATTTCGTCAGGTAGTTTTATGGGACATGATAGAGTAGCTTTTGATTTTGTTTCTGGATTCATTTCCCAACCACATACTCGACCCTTAGCACCTTTAATGCCAGAAGGATCTAGTTTACCAAGACCTACTACTGACGAAGATATAGATTTTTATTTTTCGGATTATCTAATGAATAATATATTAAGTAAAAATGAACATTATAAATATGCTAGTTGGATAGTTGGAAAAAATGATATATGTCCAACTAATCAATTAGAATGGATTATTAATCATTTCAAAACTAATGGATATGGAAATGAACATTGTGCTATAATGGTGGGTGATTCAGATTCTTGTCTTGCTTATGATACAAAATATATGAAATGTCCTGAATGTGGTGAATATTCTAGAATATATAGAAGGGCTATATGTCCTAAATGTTTTAGAGAAAAAGGTATTGTAATACAATTACAAACAGATGAAACAAAAAGAGGAACTACCCCTTGTTTAAGATTATTAGATTTTAGAGTAGTAAATCATTATTTAATTACTAATGTAATATATAGAAGTTGGGATTTGTATAGTGGATTTCCAGTTAATATGGGAGGATTCATCTTATTAAATGAATATATAGCAGATCAATTACCAAATGTAAAACCTGGACCAGTATCATTTTCTTGTAAAAGTTTGCATTGTTATGATTTTGAATTAGATGTGGTGAAGCAAAGATTAGGAAAATAAATATATTAAAAGAACAAATAATAGAAAGGAAAATTTATGAATATACCCAAAATGAAATATGGTATTAGTCCACCATTAAAACCATTAGATGATACAATAAAGGTTAAATCAGATACAGAAATAAAAAAATATCACGATTCTGAAGGAAAACAATGTACACTTATTCAAATGATTGAACGCGAACCATATTGGGCAGCAAATAGAATAAAAATTGGCGATAATGCTAGTAAATTTCTTTATAAATGTGAAGCTGCTCTAAAGAAAATCGATCCTGATAATGATTATTTTAAAAATAGATAACAATTTAATAATAAAAAGGAAAATTTATGAGTATAGTATGTTGTAAAGTAACAGAAGGTTTTATTCATATTGCATCTGATTCTATATCAGTAAGAGGATATACTCAAACAAAAAGCATAAATTCTCATTCAAAATTAGATAGAATTGGAAGAATGATTATTGGAAGTTGTGGATTCACTGAAGAAAGTACTTTATTTCAATCATATTGTTCAACTCATTCTATTAATGATAATTATAAAAGAAAAATAAATCAAATAGAAATGTTAAATTATATAACTGAATTTGCAAAATGGAAAAAACAACGAACTGATAAGTTTGATATTAAAAATGTTTATATTCTTATATATGGAAATCAGATATTTCATATAGAAGGATTTTTAGTAGAAGAAATTTTAGATTATGAAGCTATAGGAGCAGGAATGGACTATGCTCTAGCTTCTTTATATTTAGGAAAAGATGTTGATAAAGCAGTAGAAACTGCTTGTGAATTATCTATATATTGTTCATTACCAATTGTGGAATATATTATAAATAAAAAAACTTATCAAATTACAAAAGTAAAACATGAGGAAAAATAATGATTTATTTTACAGCAGATTTGCATTTTGGTCATGAAAATGCAATAAAATATTGTAATAGACCTTTTAAAAATACAAATAAAATGGATTCTATACTAATAAAAAACTATAATTCAGTTGTTAGTAAAGAAGACATGGTTTATTTTCTTGGTGATTTAAGTTTGAGAGGTTCTTTATATAAAGATTATTTAGAGCATATAGTTAAAAAAATGAATGGACATAAACATTTAATCCTAGGAAATCATGATAGATTATATCCTATAGATTATCTAAATATAGGATTTGAAAGTGTTCATACTAGTTTTGAATTATATTTACCAGAAATAGGAAGATGTGTATTAAATCATGATCCTGCTGCTTATTGTGCTATTAATGATTGGATATTACTGTGTGGTCATGTTCATACTTTATTTAGATCTTATAAAAAAGTAATAAATGTTGGAATAGATGTTTGGAATTATTTTCCAGTATCTTTAGATCAAATACAAGAAGAATTAGAAAATAATAGAAAAGGAATAATAAAATGAGTGAGAATTTAATTTGTCCAGGATTGAAAACTTATAGTAAACAGGGTAAAGAAAATTTTGATAAAATATTTAGAAAAAAAATAAAAGTTTCTACTGATCGAGAATGTAGAGAAGAATATTGTTCATTATGGAAAGCAAAAGGAAAAAATTGCGAACATCTTTATTATGTAAAAGGGATAATGTGTTGTAGAATTTTATATTAAGGAATAAAAAATGAAAAGAATAATGGATGTAGCTTCTCAAATTTTTCTAGGTATAATATGTGCTATATTGTCTCTCATTCCTAGTTTATTAATAGGATTTTTAATTGCTTTATTGTGTGTAATTTCTACTATTATAGGAATTATAACAATTCCCATACTTTGTTGGATAGGAATAACAATATTTTTATTTGAAAAACTATATAACTATTGAGGCATATAATGTTTAAATCTTTACAATTAATTAATTATGAAGGACATAAAAATACTATATTAAATTTTCATCCAGGAGTTAATATTATTCTTGGAGAAAATGATCAAGGGAAAAGTTCTTTATTTAGAGCAATAGAATGGATTTGGAAAAATAGACCTCTAGATAATGATTATAGACCTTATTGGATCAAACCTAATGAAATAACTAAAGTAATATTAGAATTGATAGAAGGAAAAAAAATCATTAGAGAACGATCTGATTCTGTGAATAGATATATAATAGGGAATGATAAGTTTACTGCATTTAAACAAAATGTTCCTCAAGATGTTCAAACATTGTTAAATATGGATAATATAAATATACAACCACAAATGTCATCTATATTTTTACTATCTAATACTTCTGGTGAAGTAGCAAGATATTTGAATAATATAACTAATTTAGATGATATAGATATTGCTCAATCCTATATAAAAAGAGAAAAAGAACAAATTAATAATTATTTATCTAATCAGAATCATGAATTAAAATCATTGGAATTACAATTAGAAGAATATAATGATATAGATTCTTTAGAAGAAAAAGTCATTAAATTAGAAAATTTAGAGAAAAAAAGAAATCAAGGTAGAAATATACTAAGACAGATTAATGATATTAATATTTCTTTACATAATAAAGAAATAGATTTAAAAAAACATAAAGAAATTTTAAAACATAAAGATAAAATAAAAAAACTAGAAAAATTTTTAATTAGTAAAGAAAAACGAATACGACTTTTAGAAGAATATGATATATTAGTAGAAAAAATAAATCATATATTATTTAAATTAGATGAGTATAAAGACTTCTTTAAAACAAAAGAAAAAATTAATAGATTAATAGAATTATCTGATGGATATTCGGAATTATTGTTAAAAAAAGAAAATGTTCAAGAACGATATAATGAAATTGAAAATACAAAAAAACTTTTGTTATACAAAAAAGAAATATTAAAATCAATTAAAAATAACTTATTAAAATATGGAAAAGAATATAAAAATAAAATGGGGAAAGAATGTATATTATGTGGAGCAAAAATAAATGAAACCAACATTAATTCTATCAGCAGATAGACATTACAGAGATAATAAACCTAGAGCCAGAACTGATGATTATTGGGAAGCTCAATGTAGAAAACATTTATTTATAGATAATTTACAGAAAAAATATAAAATTCCTTGTTTAGATGCTGGAGACTTTTTTAATACTTGGAAATCATCTCCATTTTTAGAAGGATGGTTAATTCGTAATATAAATAATTCTATTATTACAGTTCCGGGAAATCATGAAATACCAGACCATAATACTGATAAATTGGATAGATCTAGTTTATCTGTATTAGAAGCAGCAGAATCTATAACTTTATTAAAAGATGGATATAAAAATCCAGTACCAATTCCTAGTACTAGTAAGAGATATAATTATCATCTTGTATTTGGATTTCATTATGGATCTGTATTTAATAAGAAAGCTACATTAGAAATTCCAGAAAAGTATAAAGATTGTAATGGTTTAAAAATAGCTGTTGCTCATATGTATGTATATACAAAATATTCTGAATGGATGTCAAAAGATGCTGTTAAAATAAATGCTGTTCGTAGATTAGCTCCTCAATTTGATTTAATAGTTACAGGACATAATCATTTAAGTTTTAATTTTGTTAATAAAAATAGTCTGGTAGTTAATCCGGGATCTATGATGAGATCAAGAATTACACAAATTGATTATAAACCAGCTGTATTTTTATGGTATGATGAAAATAATTCTATAGAACCAATTTATTTACCTATTGAAGAAAATACTATAGAAAAAGAAATAATTAAAATAAATTCTTTTTCTGAAGAATTAAAAACTGAAGAAGATATAATAAGTGAAGATATAGAATTATTATTTAAAAAAAATTTACAATTTTATTATAATAGAAATAATACAAGAGAAGAAATAATAGATTTTATTGACAAAGGATTTTGCAATGAAAAAAAATCTTAAAATTTTAATGGAATTAAAGAATAAAATAGATGAAGCAGAAAAACAAGAAAATATTTTAAAAGGAGAAATAAATAGCTTAAATGACCAGCGTAAAAGATTATTAGGATGTTCTAATTTAGATGAAATAGAAAATAAATTAAAACAATTAAAAGAAAATCTTTCTTCTATAGATAATAAAATAGAAAAAGGAATGGAAGAATTAGAAGAATATTCTATATTTAAAGAATATTTTGAGGATTAATTATTATGGAATTAAAATATTTTAGATATGCTATAGAACAGTTAAAAAAAGACAAATCAAAATTAATTCAACAAATAGAAGATTTAAAAAAAGAAATTACTAATTCTATAGAAAAAAATGATATAATTAAAGAATCTGATTTTATAATACAAACTGTGGCAAAACAAACTCAACAAAAATTAGAATTTGGTTTATCATCATTACCTTCTAATGCATTATCTTTTGTTTATACAATTCCTTACACTTTTAAAGTTAAATTTTTACCAAGAAGAGGAAAAACTGAAGCTGATTTAATATTTGAAAAAAATGGTATAGAATTTAAACCAGGAAAAAGAACAGGATATGGTCCAGTTGACATAGCTACTTTAGCATTAAGATTAGTTATTTATAAATTAAAAAAACCAAAGTTAAGAAATATATTATTATTAGATGAACCTTTCCCTTCAATAGATATTAAAGTACAAACATTAGTTTGTCAATTATTACAAGATTTAGCGGTTAACAATAATATTCAAATTATAATGATTACACATAATGAAAGATTAATGGAAGCAGCGGATAAAATATATAAAGTAGAGAAAAAAAATGAAATAAGTATTGTAGAATAAAAAAAAACTAACATAAATCATTGAAAATATTAATAATTATATCTAAAAAATAAAAAACTTCTAAAATAAGGATGCTGACGATCATGAAGTGTAATATAACCCATTTATACATGAAATATAATTTCATTGCTGTCAGCGATTTGTCACATGCTTTAAATTGAATATTATAATGTTAGAAAGAAGGAAATTAATATATGTATAAAAAGAAACGTATTTTGGTAATTGTTCAAGCTCGTATGGAAAGTACTAGATTACCTGGAAAAGTTTTATTAGATTTAGCTGGAAAACCTGTACTTCAATGGATAATTGAAAGAATTTCTAATTCAAAATATGTAGATAAAACAGTCATTGCTATTCCAAAGACACTACAAAATAAAGATATTATTATGAATTGGAGACAGCGAATATGGAAAGATTATGCTCTTATTTTTCAAGGAAGTATGAATGATGTAATATTTAGAGTATTAAATGCTGCATATACAATAAAAATAGATAAAAATCTTCCAGATATCATTATAGATATTACAGCAGATTGTCCTTTAGTTGATTCTTATTACATAGATTTATTTATAGAAAAATTAGTTGATAATAATTTAGATTATTATTCAAATATAGTAAAAAGAACATGGCCGGATGGATGTGATATACAAGTATATACATTGGATGCTTTATCTAGTGTTTATCATAAAATAACTAATGAAAAACATAAACAACATACAGGATGGAATATTTTGCAATTTCCAAATGATTATAAAATAGGTAATTATCCTGCTCCAAAAATATTTAATTATCCAGAAATGAGAATCACACTAGATACTAAGGAGGATTATGAATTATTACAAATTATTTTTGAAGAATTTAAAAACTTTAATAATTTTTCTATAAAAGATGTTATTCAATTTATAAGAGTAAATCCTAATTTACAAAAAATTAATTCAAATATCAAAGCTAAAATAGCAGGAGAAGGATAAATGATTTCAATAATTATTCGATTAATATTTATTACATATTTATGTTATTATTTTTATAAGACAGGTAGAAAAGATGGGGCAAGAGGTTTTATAGAAACAGATACATTAAATTTTGTAGATGGACAAGAATATACTATAAAATGTATTTCAAAAGATATTAATAAAGGTATTGGTTTTACATTTACTAATAAAGGAGTATATTGTCAATTTATACCTATGGAAAAAGATGAAGAGAAAATGACTTTATTTGAATTTAAAAAGGGTGATAAAAAATGGAAAAAATAAAAAATAATTTAAATCGGCCAACAAAAGATGGGAATGGTAAACTAATACCAGATTATTTGGATTTTAATACTGGAAAAATTATATATGACAATGTGAATCACCCTAAACATTACAATAATCATCCTAGTGGGATAGAATGTATTCAGATTACAGAACATATGAGCTTCTGTTTAGGAAATGCTATTAAATATATTTGGAGGGCAGATTTAAAGAATGATAAAATAGAAGATTTAAAAAAAGCAATTTGGTATATAAATAGAGAAATAAAAAGTAAGAAAAGGAATAATAAATGAAAATAAAAATTGGAAAAAAATTTATAATTACTAATGATTCACATAATTATATTCTGAATAAAATAACATATAATAAAAAAACAAAAGAAGAAACACTTTTAGTTTTAGGTTATTATAATAATATGAATTGTTTATTCGAAGAGTTATTACATTTTCATTTAAGAACTTTACCAATTTCGACTTTAGAAGGTATTAAAAAAAGTATTGATAATTTTAAAGAAATGATTAGAGAACAATTCTCTTTAGAGGATTTAAATGTAAAAGGAAAAAAGAAATAATGGATGCTTTACAGAGAAAAGAAATAATTAAATTAATGAAAACAGGTAATTTTACAATATGTTATTATAACCATCAAGAAGGAGGAGTTTGGAAAGGTCATTTAGAGCCTGATGAATTAGATATAGATGCTGAATTAATCGAATTTTCTAATAAGGGGGATGAAAGATATTTGCCAGAGATAGTGGATATGTTGGTAGAGGCTTTGGGTGGAGAATGTAATTCAACATAAGAGAAGGGGGAGAATAAAGATGTCAAATGATATTCTGATAATAGGATGTGGAAGTATAGGTGGGTTAAAGGAAGATAAATATGATAGACCAAATGGAAAAAATATTTTAACTTTAGCTCATGCTTTTTATAACAATTCTAATACAAATAAATTAATATTTTATGACAAAAATATTAATAAAGCAAAACAAGCTGCTATAAAATGGAATGGATTTTATTGTACAAATTTAAAATTTGCTATTACAGATTTTTTTCCAGAAATAATAGTTATAGCAGTTAATACTAAATATCATGAGGAAGTTTTATGGGAAATTTATAAATTATTAAATGAATGTATTTTAAATACAAAAACAAATAATTCATATAAACCTCAATTAATGATTGTAGAGAAACCTTTTACAACTAATTATGAAGAAGCTTTGAATATTAGTATTAATTTTGAATCAATTAATGTTCCTATTATGATTGATTATTCTAGGAGATTTGATCCTACTATTCAAAAATTACAAAGAAAAATATTCAATAGAGATTTAGATCCTATATATAATGCTGTTTTAACTTATACTAGAGGGTTTAAAAGAGATGCTAGTCATGGAATAGATCTTTTTAATTATTTATTTGGGAAATGTTTGGGGGGTCAATTATTAAATAAAAATAATTCTTTCTGTGATTTTTCCAAAGAAGATCCTACTTATGCTGCTTATCTTTCATATGAACAATGTCCTCATGTATTTCTAGTTCCGGTAGATGGGAGAGATTATGATATATTTGATTTAACTATATATGCTAAGAAATCTAAACATGTATTTACAGATCATGGAAAAAGATATATGTCTTATCTGGCAAGACCAGAATTAACATATGGAAATTATGATTCAATGTCTACAGAACCTATATATACAGAAGAGACATCCTTAACATCTTCTTTATCATTATTAACAAAGAATGCATTTGATTTTATTCATAAAGGAAGTAAATTATTATGTACTGATAGAAATGCTATAAATGTTCATGAAGTATTTAAAAAATTAGGGATTTAAAAAAAATTGGTTATCTTAACAAAATAAAATTATAAATAAATGCATTTATATAGAAAGTAATAATGTTTTGGTCATAGGTTAAAGACCTATATATCTGCATAAGATAACCAATAAACTAAATAAAAAGGAATATTATGAAAAAAATATGGAAAGAAATAAAAGATAAATTTTGGATAATATTAGTTTTTATTATTTATTTATTTGCATTTTATTTAATTTATAATGGAATACCCCACTAATGAAAAAGATAATTGAAATATTATATATTTGTTGACAAATTATAATATCATTATGTCACCCAACAAAAACTAGTGTAATAAAAAGGAAAGAAAAATGAAATTAGCAATTAATGGCGGGAAAATGGTTACAACAAATCCATTCCCTCATCAATTAAGTATAAATTGGCAAGAAATTGATGTAGTTAAACAATTAATGGAAAAAGCAGCATTAGGTGAGGTTAATCTTTCCAGTTTTCGTGGTAATTGGAGTCAAGAATCACCTGGATTTTATGGCGGAGAATGGGTACAAAAATTAGAAAGAAAATGGGAAAAGTATTTTAATATTAAAAAAGCTATTTCAGTTAATAGTTGTACAAGTGCATTACAAATAGCATGTGGTGCTATAGGTTTGGCTCCTGGAGATGAAGTGATAGTAACTCCTTGGTCTATGTCTTGTTCAGCAACAGCTCCTCTATTATGGAATGCTATTCCAATATTTGCAGATATTAATCCAGTTACTTATTGCTTAGATCCTGATAGTATAAAAGAAAAAATAACAAAAAAAACAAAAGCAATTATTGTAGTTGATTTATTTGGACAACCTGCTGATTATGATAAAATAAAAGAAATTGCTAATGATTATGGTTTATATATTATTGAAGATGCTGCTCAAGCAATTGGATCAAAATATAAAGATAAATATACAGGTACTTTAGGAGATATTGGTTGTTTTTCTTTTACACAAGGGAAACATCTTACTGCTGGTGAAGGTGGAATGATTGTTACAGATAATGAAGTATTAGCTCTTAGATGTCAGATGATTAGAAATCATGCAGAAGCTGTAAATAATGATATGGGAAGTGATAGATATAATCTAGATTTTGGATTTAGTCCTCATAATAATATGTTAGGTTTTAACATGAGAATGACTGAAATTCAAGCTGCTATTTTATATTATCAATTAGATAAATTAAAAGATTTTATATATCGTAGAATAATTAATGTTGAAAAAATATGGGAAGGGATAAAACGTATTCCATTACTTTTAGGAACTTTTATTCCCCCTGATAATACACATAGTTATTATGTCCATACAATGAGATATATTCAAGAAGAATCTAGAATTCATAGAGATTTATTCATAAAAGCTGTTGCAGCAGAATTACCAGGAGAAAAAGGAAGACCCGATAAACCTATGTTAGGATGTGGATATATTAAACCATTGTATTTATTTCCATTGTTTGATCATACATTATTATATGGCCAAACATTTTATCCATGGAAAGATAGTAAAAGAATATATAGAAAAGGGATATGTCCTGTAACTGAAAATTTATGGAAAAATACTCTTTTTACTAATATGTATCATAGTTTACCATTAGATGATTTGCAAATTCAATATATAATTGATGCATTTTGGAAAGTGTATAATAATATAGAGGAATTGAAATAGAAAATAATGTGTAAAATGGAAAACAAAAAAATTCGAATAAAAGAATTAATAAATACAATAAAATATCATAATGATTTATATTGGAATCAAAATAATTCAGAAATTTCAGATATAGAATATGATAAATTAATTGAAAAATTAAGAAAATTATCTCCTAATAATAAATTATTAGATGAATTTACTATTAATACCTCATTAAAAATAAAACATAAAATTCCTATGTTATCTTTAAATAAGGTATATTCTATTGAAAAAATATTAGAATGGTGTAGAAAGGTAGCTAGGGATAAAAATGAGGAATTTTTAATTCAATTAAAATTAGATGGTTGTGGTGCTGATTATAGTAATGGGATCCTTTCTACTAGGGGTGATGGTCATGTTGGAGAAAATATTACAAATAAATTACCTATTATAAAAATTTTATCAAAAAATGATAATATCAGAGGTGAGATAGTATTTACTAAATCAGAATTTGATAAATATAAAATATTAAAGAAAAATGAAAAAGTAAAAACATCTAGGAATACATGTTCTGGAATATTACATAGAAACGATATTGATACCTCATTTGGAAAAATTTTAACTTTAGTTCCTTTTAATTTCATATCTAAGAGAGTAAAATTAAATGAACTTGAAAAATTTACAGAATCAAATTGGAAAGAATTAATTGAAGTATTTCAAAATTCAGAATTTCCTGCTGATGGTATAGTTTTCAAGTTAGTAGATACAGGATATTCTAATTCTTTGGGAAATACCTCTCATCATCCACATGGACAAATGGCTTTAAAATTTACAAATCCTACAGAAAAAAGTATTTTAAGGGAAGTAATTTGGCAAGTTGGAAAAAGAAAATTAACACCTGTTGGAAAAATTGATCCAGTTATGATTGGTGGGGTACTTATTTCTAATGTAAATCTTCATAATTATAAATATATTTTAGATAAAGATATCCATATAAATGATATGTTAGTAATTGAAAGATCTGGAGATGTGATCCCTAATGTGCAAAAAGTAATATATGCAACAAGGGATAGAAAAGAAATAAAATTAGATTATTGCCCTATATGCAATTGTCCTATTGATTATAGAAAACCAGAATTATATTGTACTAATGGAAGTTGTGAAGGGAAATTATTAATATCATTATATGATTCTGTTATTAGATTAGGAATAGAAAATTTGGGTAAGCCTACTATAAAAAAGCTTATTGATTTGGGTGTTTGTAATATAATTGATATATTAAAATTAACAATAGATGATATAATAAAATTAGAAGGTTTTGCTGAAATTTCTTCAAGAAATTTATATAATGAGATACAAAAAATAATAAAAGAAGGTGTATATGATTGGCAAATACTTGCTTCTCTTAATATTGAAGGTGTCGGAGTTAGAATGAGTAAGATTTTATTAACAAATAAAAGTTTTAATCAAATCCAAAATATGACTGTTAATGAATTCGAATCTATTGAAGGTATTGGATATAAGATAGCTATTAGGATTTATCAAAGTATTGCAGAAAAAAGAAATTATATTAGTAATTTATTATCTACTTTAAAAATAAAAGAAAAGAAAACTAAAAAATCAAAAACAATTTGTTTTACTGGAAAATTAAAAGAAAAAAGATCTTATTATGAAGCAATGGCTAGAAGTTGTGGATATGAAATTGTAAAAAATGTTACAAAAGATTTAACAGTTTTAATTTGTAGTGATATGAATAGTAATTCTTCAAAAATAAAAAAAGCTAAAAAATTAAAAATAGAAATTCGTTCAATGATATAAATAAAGATTAGCTTAGTATTATAAGAAAGAGAGGAAGGAGAGAAAAAAAAAGATATAATGACATTAATGGAAAAAAATGCTAGAAAAATAATTAATATATCTATAATACAACACATTGATATAAGAAGAGCCATGATACTTGCTGGATTTGTTATAAATACTAGTTATCCCCGTTTAACAGACAGGGAATGTCATAATATAGCAATTAATTATCCCTATTCATATGAAACAATTAGGGCATGGTTTAATTATCCCCTAACAAATAAATACATTACAGAAAAAAAAATAAAACCGTTGTAAAATTTTTTTTAACCGATAAGATAATATAAGGCAATTAAATAATTAATTTTTTAAAAAAAGGTAAATAAAAATGATTGTACATAAAACAACAATTAATTGTGGTATAAAAGGCATAGATCCATCTGTAGAGATAGAAGAGGATAAGGATGGGACTCTTTGGGCAAAAGCATATAATGAAGCAGGTTACAATTGGACATTTATTTCTATAGCAGATCTCTTAGAATGGTTAATCAAGCATAAACCAAATTATATACAATCTAAAATAAAAAATAAAGAAAAGATGAGAAAGAAGAACAATGGTTAAACGAACGGAAAGAGGATGGGGAGGACATTATGTTTATTCTAATAGATGTAGGTTTAGACGAAATACATTAATAGAAAACGGAAAGGATAAAATAGTAGTATCTACTGTAGGATTAATGGAACATCGTAATAAGGAAGGGGAATTCGAGACAATAGGTTATCAAATGTATTATGAAACGAGAGCTTTTCAAGCTAAATTAGACAGTAACTATATGGATGCAGATGTTACTAAAGAAATATCTTTTAAATCACCTTGGTCAATTTCAGAATTCTCAGATAATTCTGATAATATTGCAAATGACATGCATGAAACAATAGTTGAAGAATTAATACAAAATATGGAAAAATTATGAATAATAAAAAACAACAATTATTAGATATACTAAGATTAAAGAATGAAATTTTTTTTGATTCTAAAAATTATCTAGAATTAATTATAAGACATTCAATAATTGATACAAATACTATTAAATTATTTAATGATATTATATCAGAAACAATAATAGAAACATTAAAAGGTCAAATTCCAGAAATATTATCAATAGATAGTATAGTAGGGATGGATGTTTTATCTTTTGCTTCAATTATGTCATTTGTTTCTTTTGCTTATTATAAACAATGGAATTTAAAACCTATTTTAATGTCTAAAATTACTTCTATTATAGATTCAAAAAAAATTACAATGAGAACATATGGGAACTTAAGAAAAAAAGATAATGTAATAATTTTAAATGCTGTATTAAATGGAGATTTAGTTCTAAAAGGTATTGATTCGTTAATTAAACAAAAAACAAATGTTATAGAAATTATTTCATTAATTGATCCTTTAGATGGTAGTAAAGAAAAATTAATTGAAAAAGCTTACCAACCTATATCAATTTATACTATAAATGATTTTAAAAGGAAATTGAAGAATGAATAATATATGGAAAAAAGTAACAGAAGAGACACCACAAAAAGGACAACGAGTATTAATTGCTATTTTGCATAAATATTCAAATGTTCCATGGGAATATGACATAGTATATTGCACATACATGGATAATGATTTATGGATGGATATTCATAATAGATATTCTTTTATGACACCGACGCATTGGATACCTATTCCTAATCCCCCATTAATAAATGGATAAAAATATATTATGAATAAATATCAAGATATATCTAATATTATAACTAGAAAGTTAATATCCTAATTTTTAAAAGGAGAGATAAAATGGGTTGTTTTCCGAAAATATTTGCTTTAGGTAATAAAAATGTATTAAATATATTTGAAGATGAAGTTGAAATTACAGAAAAAGTTGATGGATCTCAGTTTGGATTTGGATATATAGATAATATATTAACAATGCATACAGGAAGTAGTGGACATGAGATTTATGTAGAAAAACATGATAAGATGTTTCGAAATGCTGTATCATATGTAATAGGATTATTTTCAAGAAATTTGTTACCAAATAATATATATTTTTATGGAGAGTATTTGCAAAAGCCAAAACATAATGTTTTAGCATATGACAGAACTCCAAAAAATAATATAATATTATTCGGTGTAAAAGACAAACAAACTGATACTTTTATGAACTATAATAGTATTCTAGAATATGCTGAAAAATTAGAATTTGAAGCTGTTCCATTATTATTTCAAGGAAGATTAGAAGATAAAGAAAAATTAAGAGAACTATTAGAATCAGTTAGTATATTGGGTGGTCAAAAAATAGAAGGGATAGTAGTAAAAAATTATGAAAAACAATTACTAATCGGAGGAAAACATTTTCCTATTGTATGTGCAAAATATGTATCTGAAGCTTATAAAGAAGTACATGACAAGAATTGGAAAAAAGATCATACTAGAAAAGGTAGATTTGAAATATATAAAGATAAATATAGAACAGAAGCTAGATGGAACAAAGCTGTTCAACATTTACGAGATAGAGAAGAATTAGAAGAAGATCCACGTGATATTGGAAAATTAATGAAAGAAGTAAATATAGATTTAGCTGAGGAATGTAAAGAAGAAATAAAAGAATGGTTATGGAAAGAATTTGGAAAAGATATTTTAAGAAACTCTACAAGAGGATTACCAGAATGGTATAAAGATCAATTATTAAAAAAGGCTATGGATAATATAGAGACAATTTAATGAAATACATGAAAGATTAATAAGATGATAAAATTTTGGGTATGGGAAGAAATGAAAAATGAAGTATTGCTTTTTGGTACTGCCGTAATATACCCCTATGTTCAAGGAGCAAGAAGTCCTATTGCTTATGTTACAAATGAAAAAATTGCTTGTGATATGTGTGAGAAACAAGCAGAGGATGTTAATGCTGAATTCTTTGGTATAATATCTACTTGGGAGTGTGATCCTGATAATAAAGAAAATAATAAAATGCTTGATTCTTATATGAATAATTTTCAAATTGGACATTATGTTAAATATGATGATGGAATAACTTATGGATGGGGTAAAATTTTAGAAATAGACATAGAAGAAAGATCTTTTTTAGTTGAAAATACATATAATAAAAAGAAAAGAGAATTACGTTTAGATAATATTCTCAATGTTTTTGAAACAATATAGAATGAGGAAAGAAAAATGATAGGAGATATTGCTGTTTATATTTTGGTTATTATAATAGGATTTATTATGGGAGTATCTATAGTAATTGCTCCAGATAATGTAGTATTAGTAAAGGGCTCTAAAGATAACTATTATGTAGAATATAAAGCTAAAGTTTATAAATTAGTAATTTTAAAACCAGATAAGGAGTTTATAAATGAATAATGATGTCAGATTTATTGCAGATATAGGTTCTAATCACAATGGAAATTTGACAAAATGTTTATCTTTAATTCGTTCGGCAAAAAATGCCGGATGTTGGGGAGTTAAATTTCAATTATTTAAAGGGAATCAATTATATAGAAATGCTCCTGAAGAAATTGTAAAAAATCTAATAGAAAGGGAATTACCTATTGATTGGATTCCTGAAATAAAAAAAGAATGTAATAAATTAAAAATTAAATTTGGATGTTCTCCTTTTTATTTAGAAGCTGTTGATGTTTTAAAAAATTATGTTGATTTTTTAAAAATAAGTAGTTTTGACATTATGAGAAAAGATTTAATACAAAAATGTGTAAATACTAAGTTACCTATGATGATATCTTTAGGTTGTGTATCAAATGAGAATGAAGTTAAAAATTTAATTTCTAAATTACCTTTTAATACAATATTATTTCATTGTGTATCTAAATATCCTACTAGATATCAAGATGTAAATCTAATGACAATAAAATGGATGAAACATTGTTATGGAAGGTATATAGGATGGTCAGATCATACTGTTGAACCTGGTGTAATATATCAAGCTGTTGCAAATGGAGCTGAATATATAGAATTTCATTTAGATGATGTGTATTATCAAGGATGGGAAAGTGGTTCTGGTCATTGTTGGAATATTAATATTATAAAACCTGTAATAGAAACAGTAAAAGTAATGAAAAAAAGTGAAGGTAAAGAATATAATGACTTTTTTAAAAAAGACGCAGAATTGAAAAGGGTATTAAGAGCAAGTGCTTCAGGATTAAGAGATTATTAAGAAAGGAGAGTGAAAATGGATGAAAGAGGAAGAACTATATAAATATATAAAACAAGCCCAAATTGGAAATATAGAATCTAGGGATAAAATTGTAAAACATTATATGTATTTAGTTATTGGTATTGTAAATCAATATAAAAAAAATTCTTATATTGATGATGATTTAATTCAAGAAGGAAATTTAGGATTAATAGAAAGTATTGCAAAATTTGATATGAATAAAGGAACTTTTTTTATTAATTGTGCTGTATATTGGATAAGACAAAAAATTCTTAAATTTCTAAAACAAGAACAATACAAAGTACATATTCCTATAAATATAATTAGTAAAGCTAATAGAGCTAAAAGATTAAAAAAATATTCTGTAAAAGAAATTTTAAAGAATAAAATTACAGAAGATATATATGAAGCACGTAGTATTAATTATATAATAGAAAATCCAATAGTATCATTAGAATTTTTAGATCATTCTATAATACATAATACACATTTAATCAAACATAAAGAAAAGGATAATTTTATACAATTTATAGAAAATAAAATCATGGACAAAAAAAATAAACAATTATTATATGACGCACTAAAAAAATTGGATGATCAAGAACATGCAATAATAACTATGAAATATGGATTATATGAAACTATTGCATATTCATTATCAGTAATAAGTACAATTTTAAATTTAACTATAACAGATATATTAAGAATAGAAAGAAATGCTTTAGCAAAATTAAGAAAATTATTACAAGGGAAAATATTATTAAATGAATAACATAAAATTAGAACTTATTTCTAAGAAAAGAGAAGAATTATTAGAAATAGCAAAATGGCGAAATAAATGTATGGAATCTTTACGTAGTACATCTTATACTCCAGTAAGCTTTTATCATCAAAGTAAATGGGTTGAGAATATGGGAATGCAAGATAAATATTTTTTTATATATGATTCTACAACTAATGAATTTATTGGATATTGTGGACTTGATAAAATCTGTTATAGTAATAATTCTGCTGAAATAAGTCTATTGATAGGAATTCCTTATTATGAAAAAGGATATGGAAAAGCTGCTGTGAAAAAATTATTATATTATGCATTTACCATCCTTAAATTGAATTGTTTGTTTATTGAAGTTTATGAAACTACAAATAAATTTGAAGGATTTTGGAATAAATTAGGATTTATGAAGGAAGGTGTTTTAAGACAGCGAAAATATTGGAATGGAAAATATTATGATTCTATCATAGCTTCTATGTTAAGGTGTGAATATTATAAAAGTAAAGGGATAAAATTATGAATAATTCATTTTGGTCTAATAAAGAAATATTAATAACAGGAGGAACAGGTAGTCTTGGAAAAGTTTTAACTAAAACTATTATGAAAAATTGTAATGTTA